TCCCAATATGGATGATCCTGTTCGCAGTGCTAGGCTGGATGCTGCCAACACCAACCGAGATGGGGAAGGGTCTGTCACGCATCTTATTCCCTTGGGCAAACAGGAAGGTTACGGATAATTAAACCCTAATATGGAGGGAGTCTATCCCTCCTATCTTATGGAGGAAAGTTTAGTGGCTATAGTACAAAACGTGGCTTGTCCTGCTTGCCAAGAGGCGGGGCATGACCAACGAGGGAACCATCTGATTGTGTTCGCTGATGGTGCAAGGTTCTGCAACCGTGCCCATCATCACAAGTCAGGCAAGGTATTGTATCTGCCTCCAGGATCAGACGACCCCATCACTAGCATGGAGATCAACGGCACAATAAAGTACACCCCGGAGCAGTTCCAAGCTCTGAAGGAGGATGGTAAACTAGACAGCCCCGTAGTACGGGCAATCGCACTGGCTGGAATGCGGCAAGGAGACCGCTGGCTTGTAGCGAATGATGACGAACGCGCCCTGATGCTGAAGGAACGTGAGGCTGACTATGAATACTACTCAAACCTGAAGGTTCGGAACCTGATCACCCGGCACATACGTGGCGAGATAGCCAAGCTGTATGGTGTCAAAGTAGGGACCAACCCGGAGGGAAAGGTAGCCAGACACTACTACCCCTGCTACCATCGTGCATCTGGTGATGACTGGTCCGCAGGTGATTGGTCTGGTGCCAAGTGCCGAGAGCTTCCTAAGGACTTCAAGTTCGGGCACCTTGGCTGGACACACGGAGACCTCTTGCTCTTCGGACAGAAGCAGACAACGGAAGTTGTGAACAGCGGTGAGCGCATGAACACCCTGACCTTGGTCGGTGGTGAGTGTGACACTATGGCAACGCAACAGATGATCGTTGACTCTCGGAAGGGCACGAAGTGGGAGGGCCAGCTTGCCCACGTATGGTCCCCTAACAAGGGAGAGAAGGCGATAGAGGAGATCATCGCCAACAAGGATCAGGTGTCTCGCTTCAAGAAGATCATCATCGCTTTCGATGATGACGAGACTGGTAACGAGCTGGCTAAGAAGGTGGCCCGACTGTTCCCCGGTAAGTGCTACAAGCTCAAGTACCCGGATGGGATGAAGGACCCGAACCAGTGCCTTATGCACGGCAAGACTGCCGAGTTCATAGATGCGTGGTTCAACCCGGTTGACCCATTCGAGGGCGGCAACGTCAGGCAGATGAGCCACTACCGGAGCCGAGCCAAAGAGCAGCCGGTCATGGGCCTGAGCTGGCCGTGGCCTGAGATGAACCCTATCACCTACGGAATCCGAGAATACTACCTCTCGGTCTGGGGTGCTGGCACAGGTGTTGGTAAGACAGCAACCACCAAGGAGATCGTGTATCACTTGGCGTATGATCACGACAAGATGGTTCAGGTTATCTACCTTGAGGAGCCAGCGTTCAAGACTACCCGATCATTCGCTGGGCTGTTGATCAACAAGGACCTTACAGCCCCACCCTGCAACGACAAGGAAGACCCGCACTACTCAATCGCTCGGGACTACACCAAAGAGCAGGCTGATGAGGCCATTGACCGGCTCTGTGATGACGGGCGAATACTGATAGGCGACCTTGATGGGCGAAAGGATGTAGCATCTGTCATGGAGTGCATGGAGGAAGGTCTTGCCCGTGGTGTAAAGTATTTCATCATAGACAACCTGACCGCTTTCGAGCACACAGGCAAGGACGGAAGGCTGGCAAGCAAGGTGGAAGCTATTGACGAAACCATGCGCAGGCTTGGCACCTTCAAGGACGAGCACCCTGTCTGGATCATGCTTCTCTCGCACCTCAAGCGACCAGGTGAGAACCGAACACCGCATGAGCGTGGTGGTGAGGTGATGGAAGGCGACTTCCGTGGTGCTGGCTCCATTGTATTCTGGGCAAATGATTGCTGGGGTATCGAGCGAGACACCAAGGCTGAGACATTCGAGGAAAAGATACGCACCACATACCGGAACGTGAAGAACCGGGACGTTGGTTATCTTGCGGGCTCTTGTGTCTATGCCAAGATGAACATAAAGACAGGACACCTTGATCCCATTGAGGGTTACGCGCCATCTAAGCCGAAGGAGGACTTCGACTATGGGGAGGACAGAGGGTTCTAGTCTCACACGTTAGACAACCGAGGGCTTCGGCCCTCCCAACTATAGGAACCAGATTATGCTGGACTCAAATAACCGAATACTTACGTTTGACTCAGAGGCTATCGGCCTTCTTGACGACATCCGTGAGGGCGACACAAGCTCTATCCACATCATCCACTGCAAAGACAAGGAGACAGGAGAGACCTTCACCTTCTTTGATCCGTTCGAGAAGCGTGTCAATGCAGAGTGGCTTGATGAGTATGAGGACGGGTATGCAGACGGGACTATCGAGGACGGGATCAAGTTCGTCCGAGATGCAAAGGTGCTGATCATCCAGAATGGTATGGGTTATGACTTCCTTGCCTTCGAGAAGGCAGCAGGGAAGCTCTGGCATCGTAACCACTTCGAGGCAACCAGCCTAAAGAAGTACCCGTTCAAGACAATGGATACCTACGCGATGTCCTGCACCTTGAACCCAGAGCGCAAGGTTCCTCAGCAGGCTTACGCCCTTGGGATGGGCAACGTGGGGCCTCACTCCATTGCCGCTCATGGTATTCGCATCGGCAGATTCAAGCCCGAGAACGAAGACTGGAGCCGACTCACCAAGCACATGATCCACCGAGTCGAAGAAGACGTGGAGATTGGCGAGGACTTCTATGACTATCTGTGGCGGGAGGATTGGGAGACTCAAGCCCAACGTCCTAACCCTAAGACAGGTATGAGTATTGCAAATGCGTACTGGTGTGAGCTTCGCATGGCAAACACGGTGGCACGACAGGCACAACGCGGCTTCGCCATAGACGTTAAGTTTATAGGCGACCTTCTCAATGAGCTTGATGAACAGATCAACGCTACCTATGAGGCGTTCCGCCCACACATGCCACCTCGCATCAAGAAGAAGAAGCGTACTCCAGCTCAGATCGAGAGTGACGTACAGGAGTTGCGAAACCGATCAGGCGATCCCTCTCTTGCCTACACTTGGGAGGCAGAGCAGGAGATTCTTGAGCGTAGAGGAGCTTACCACACTACCAAGTGGGAGCTTGTCACCAAGAAAGGCCAGTATATTGCTGCAATAACGAAGCTGTTCCCGCAGGCCAGAGGGTTCAAGCAGGACCACCCTGACCCCTTGGTTGATGGACCGTTCACCCCTGTTGAGTTCGAGGAGATTCCACTTGGCAACCGTGAGGAGGTCAAGAAGATTCTGTACGAGCTGGGCTGGCGTGGTGTGAACTTCAACGACACTGAGCGAGATTACATTGACGAGAACGGAGAGCTTCCTAAGCCTTGGGCCGGGAAGATTGACGAAGACTCAATGGACAAGTGGCGAGAGAAGCACACCATTCCTGACTGGGCAGAAGGGATAGCCGCTTGGTACATCCTGAAGTCTCGCCGTGGACAGCTCCTGAATGCTGATGACCCTGTGTACTTCCAAGAGAACGGGAAGTGGAAGAAGCAGACCAACGGAAAGAGGGAGTGCCGAGGTATCCTTCCACGCGCTCGCATCTACAAGGATGGAGCAAAGTACGGAGGTGAGTCTGCTCAGGATTACTTCGAGCGTGAAGGCAAGTGGCCCACCTCTGGTCACTGGCGTGTGCCTGCAATTGCATTCCATGCGGCAACGAACACCTTCCGCATGAGGCATCGCGTGGTTGTGAACATCCCATCTCGTGGATTGTACGGCAAGGAGATGCGACGTTGCTTCATCGCGGGTCCGGGCAAGATGGTTCTTGGTTGTGATGGTGCTGGCCTTGAGCTTCGTATGCTCAGCCACTTCATGGCAGATGCTGTCTATCAGGACACTGTACTGAACGGTGACATCCACACGTACAACCAAGAGCTGGCTGGTCTGCCAACAAGGGATATGGCTAAGACCTTTATCTATGCCTTCCTCTACGGTTCCGGCATACCTAACCTTGCCGCACAGCTTGGCCTGCCTGAGCACGAGATGGCGGAGGCTGTTGCACGATTCAAGCGCGAGCTGCCCAAGCTTGCAAGCTTGCTGGATGCAGTCGAAGCTGCCGGTAAGAAGTTCGGATACCTGATGTCTCTGGATGGAAGATGGGGACGCATCCGCCGTAAGTCAGGACAGCTTGCCTTGCACACAGCACTCAACGTACTGCTTCAGATGACAGGTTCTCTGACTATGAAGTGGGCGCACGTAGCTGCTGAGGATATGGCAGTTGAGGCTGGACTTATCGAGGACGTGAATGACTTCCCTATCATCGCTCACCAGCACGATGAAGCGCAGATGGAGGTGCCTCGGGATGAAGTTAAGTACATGCGGTATGAGATAGGTCCGAACAAGGAAGACTGGAAAGCAGAAGAGAAGAAGCAGTACGTGGATGAAGAAGGGATGATCTGGTCTGCACCCCGCATCGTTGAATCTAACGACAATGCTCAGGTGATAGAGAGACGCTTCCATCTCTTTGGTCACATCTATTGCAAGGCTCTTCAGCAAACCGCAGATACTTTATCACTTCGCTGTCCTTGTGACGGGGAATATATGATAGGAGATAGCTGGCAAGAAACACATTGACATAAGGAGGGACTATGGCCAAGAAGAAACTAATCCTCAATCAGCTTGACTCTGGGTGCATAGTTCCTACGAGTCATAAGTTAAACAGTGACGGATACTTCCGTAAGAGATCGGACGGTAAGCTCATCATGTACCATAGGCTTGTATGGCAGTGGGTGCATGGGCTTATCCCTGATGGATACGAGATAGATCACGTATGCAAGAACAGAGCTTGCTGCAACATCTCTCACCTACAGATGCTAAGTAATGCTGAGCATACTGTAAAGGATAACGCAGGAAGATATGAGGACAAGAGACAGGAGGCGCGTAACCTTATCGCCTCTTACCCTAACAAACCCATGACGTGGATTGCCGACCAGATCGGTATATCCTTCGGCTCTGTGTGCAAATGGCGCAGAGACGGTCACATTTAACGCACAAGGAGATTTACCAATGACCCTGACCAAACTACTGAGACTCGTCAAACGCGCAGTGGCGGCCCTTCAGCGTGGCCTGAACGCACTGTCAGACCGACTGATCCAGCGGCTGACGGACCGGATCAACCGGGAGCTGGAGGAGATCGAGGCCGAGCACAACCGGGAGCGGGAGGCCGCTGTGGCCGCAGAGCGCCGCGCTGAGGCCGAGAAGCTGGAGGCAGAGCGTAAGGCCAAGCTCGCCAAGGAAGCCGCTGAGCGTGCCCGTGAGCGTGCTGTGGCCAAGCGTGATAAGCGTATCGCCGCACTTGCCAAAGAGCATGACGCACTGCTCAACGAGTAATTAACCCCTAATATAGGAGAGAGCGCGATAGAAAGAACCAGAGTGTCTGGGACTCTATAGCCTCCTCCTTCCATAACTCTTAATAGATGCAGAAGAAGGAGACAGCATATGTCCGGTTTTGATTACGGTGTAGATAAAGACGAACTCCCAAGCGGTGGTGGTACATTTAAGAATCCTGAGGTTGGTGAGCACACAGCGATCCTCCGCTCACTGATCCATTGCGGTAAGTTCCGTGAAGAGTTCAAGGGCGAGCTGAAACCTGTGGCCCCGGAGGTGGTAGCAATCTTCGAGCTTAAGGGCAAGAACAACTTCGAGGATGATGGCGAGACACCTCTGACAATCGACAAGTCATTCCCGCTGAAGCTGGGTGACAAGGCATTCCTGACCAAGTTCCAGAAAGCTCTGGACCCGAACTCAGAGTGCAGCGGATTTGATGACTACATTGGCCGTGCTTGCACAGTGTCCCTCAAGGGGAGCAAGGACAAGGGAGAAGATGGTAAGCCAAAGTATGTGAACTTCGGTGGCATCGGCGGAATCACTACCGACTCTGAAGTCCTTGAGTTCATGGAGTCCAAGGGACTGCTTGACCTTCAGGTTGAAGGCGTAGGTCACGTTGCTTTCAAGAACCTGACCAAGGCCGCTATCATGGAGCTTCACCCGATCCGCCATGTCGCTGACATCCTGATGAAGGGAGAAGAGTACGAAGGTTCCAAGGCTCAAGAGATTGTCAACGAGATTCGCAAGGATAATCCTGACTTCGCTAAGCGCAAGGCCAAGGATGACAGTGACAGCGGTAGCGATCAGTCCGACAAGGCTGACACACCTCCGCCGCCTCCCGCTGATCTGGATGACAGCCAAGAGTTCTGAACCAGAATAAACCCCTAATATAGGAGAGAGCAATTTGTTCTCTCCGGCATAAGCCAATTCAAATAGAAACCAAGAGAAGGAGACACACATGTCTAATAAAGTACAGGCAGTATTCGGTAAGTTCGCAGTTGAGATTGACGGTAAAGTTGAACTGTTCGATAATGAAGCAGCAGCTCAGTCTGCGGCTGTTCTGTCCGAGAACAAGGCTGCCTTTGAAGCCCGTGCCAATGCTTTCGTTGAAGCGCTGGGCCTGAATGTGGAAGGTAAAGAGAAGACCGCTGCTGCCAAGCGCAACGTGGTTGTTGACTTCCTTGCTTTCGAGGCTGGCTCTGCTGATGCTTCTGAGGAAGCTGAGACCTTCTAAGTCTCACACGTTAGACTTAAGGGTGCTGGCATTCATCCATAAACAACTGCCCGCTTTTACCCTTTGAGCGTATCAAAGGAGTTCCCTCCACGTAGCTCAATTGGATAGAGCAACAGGCTTCTACCCTGTTGGCTGTAGGTTCGAGTCCTACCGTGGAGGCCACTATGGTCTGGCTTGGTGCGTATGAGGGTTCGACTCCCTCACAGACCTACACGATCGGACATGCCCCAGCCCTCGCGGGTTGGGGTTCTTTTTGAACAGGAGGTATTATGGAGGGATTTGATTATGGCGTAGCTCCCGAGGAACTTACATCTCACATCGGGAACAACATCAAGCAGTGGCCTACTGAAGGAGACTTCACGCTGCTGTTAGATGCAGACAGCATCCCCTACATCGTTGGGTACACAAGTGACCATGTTCAGTATCTTGCAGCTCAGAACGATCAGGCAGGATTTAAGGACAGTCAGGGTTTCAAGGACAAGTGTGATCATGCCAACTACCTACTTAACGATTGGGTGAAGAAGGCTGGAGCGGACTCAGTTATCTTGTTTGTCACGGATAATAGCCAGAACTTCAGGCTTGAGATCATGCCGGATTATAAAGAGAACAGAAGTGAGGAAGAGAAGCCTAAGCCTCCGTTCTTCTACGAGATCAAACAGTGGCTAATAGATTTCCACGGTGCTCGCATCTCTGATAAGTGCGAGGCAGATGACGAGATCAGCATTGAAGCTTGGAGAAGAATCAAAGGCGCCGATGCAGATGGTGTTGAATTGTGGACACAACAGCACAAAGTCTGGACCAACTACATAATCGGCTCTATGGATAAAGACTTGGACATGATACCGGGCTGGCACGTAAACCCAAACACAGGACAGCGGTATTGGGTTCAAGGTATCGGTGAGTTGCTGCCGGTATGGAAAGCAAGAGAGGTTATCAACTATGAATACCATCCTCTGTTTAATGGGAAGCCTGTGGATTATAGGCACTGCTCTGTGCTTGTTCCTGATATGGGTGGTTCTATTAAAGAGGTCGATTACATTGAAGCACAGGAACTCGCCTCTGACTATCCTGCTTCTGACAAGTGGCCTCTCCAATTTGTTTGGTATCTTGGTGGTAACGGGCCTGTACCTTCTGCACAAGACAGCTTCGTGAGGGGTCCACGTAAAGGTGTAGGTAAGTTCAAGAGAGTCAAGGCTGGCGTCAAGGAAAGCGAGTACATCGACAAACTGAAAGGCATCGGCCTATCCTTCTTCTACGCTCAGGTCCTTATGGGGGACACTGTGGATGGGTACGGAGGTCTTGAAGGCTGTGGACAGACCAAAGCCTATGAGCTTTTGAAGGACTGCCAGAGTGAGTGGGAGCTTTACCAAACAGCAAGAGGAAAGTACCTTGAAGCTCATGGTCCAGATGCGGATGATGCCCTCTTGGTTCAAGCTAGGATGGCGTTCATGCAAACATACCCCGGTCAGCTTTGGACACCGCCAACAGGTCCAGATGATAGCTCATATCCATTATAGGAGGAAGAGAATGGCTACTAAGATAAAGCAGTCAGAGCTTGCCAAGGTGAGGCAGGAGCTGCTGGTTAAGCAGAATGGGCAGTGCATGTTCTGTGGAGGAAACCTGACTGGCATCGCAAGCAGAAACATCGTGGTTGACCACAACCATGACACAGGTATCATCCGGGGTGTTGCACACAGAGGTTGCAACGGCGCAGAAGGGAAGGTCCTCAACTACCTTAAAACTTGGGGCAAGTGCAAGTCTAAGGTTGAGGTGGTCAGGATGATGAAGCGCCTCCTTGCATTCTGGGAGAAAGAACCCAAGACTGAATACATCTACCCAACACACAAGACCGCTCTTGAGAAGAAGGAGCTACGCAACAAGCGTGCCCGAGAGCGATACAGAAAGAAGAAGGAGGCAGAGAATGTCTAACCGAGGTAAACTGAGAAAGCTCTTTACCAATGAAGAGGTTCAGTCCGCACTTGACAACAACAAAGGCAACCACAGAAAGGCAGCAGCAGAGCTGACCAAGTACGGAAGAGGCCATGTATCCCGCCAGCTGATCCGATACTGGGCCAAGCATCTTGAAACCAAGAAGCGGAACGGAGAGCCTTATGTGGGCACAACTGTGCTTGACCGTGGCATCCGTGAAGAGATGGAGCTTCGTGTCCCAACTGTAGAGGACTACGAACGCAAGGAAGATGCAACGGAAGACAACTCCCGCATCTTGATCATCCCGGACCAGCACGCACCCTATCACCACCCGGACGCATTGCAGTTCTTGGCAGCGGTTGCAGCCCGGTACAAGCCGACACGAGTGATCAACCTCGGTGATGAGACTGATGGGCACGCCCTGTCCTTCCACGACAGCGACCCGAACCTTGACAGCGCAGGCCCTGAGCTTGCCAAGGCCAAGGAGTTCATCCAGCGTCTAGCTCGCATGTTCCCGGTCATGGATGTGTGCCATTCAAACCACGGCTCTCTTGTGTACCGCCGTGCGTTCAAGTCTGGCATCCCGGTTGAGTACATCAAGCCATACCGAGATGTCCTGTTCCCGAATGGCGGCGGCGAAGGCTGGGAGTGGAGCGACCAGATCAGGCTGACCCTTCCGAATGGCGAGGATGTTATCTTCCAGCACCAGTCCTCCGGTGACATCTTGAGCAACGCAGCCCATGAGCGTGCCAGTATTGTGCAAGGCCATGAGCACGGCAAGTTCGAGATTCAGTACAGAGCTTCCAGCTCCGCGCTGTACTTCGCCCTTGTGTCCGGGTGCTTGATTGACCACAAAGCTATGGCCTTCGCATACGGGAAGTTGTTTTCAAAGAAACCTATCTTGGGCTGCTCTGTTATTATTGACTCCCGCCCTCAGCTTGTACCAATGGTGCTTGACTCTGATGGGCGTTGGATCGGTACTCTGGGAGAATAAGTATGGCATCGGTGAATTATGTAGAAGAGGTACCTAAGCGGACAGGCGAACCAACACCTCACCTGCCGAAAGGCCACCCTGACTTCGTACCTGCAACAGGGTCAGTGACCAAGAGGGCTGAAGACTCAGTGCCAGCACAAGTGAGCCGCCCCGCCCTTCAGCCTGTAGTCCACACAGGTCAAACCGTGATCATCCTGAACGGCCCTCCCGGCTGCGGGAAGGACACTATCGCTGAGGAGATGCGGGACACACTCGGTTTCCATAAGTGCAGCTTCAAGGAGCCCATGTTCACAATAGCTCTTGCTGCATCTGGCATCTCTGAGTTGGATTGGTGGAGCAGGTATAATGACAGAAGCCTGAAGGAAGAACCGTGGGATCGCTTGGGTGGCCTGAGCTGCCGAGAATTCCTGATTAGGATCAGTGAGGAGTGGATCAAGCCCATGTTTGGCCAGAACGCCTTTAGCAAGCTGGCATTCTCTCAGGTCAAGCCCGGTGTCAGTGTGTTCTCTGACGGTGGGTTCCCTGATGAGTTCAGTGAGATGGTGTCTGAGTTCGGACGCCGGAACGTAAAGCTTGTACGACTTCACCGAGATGGGTATTCTTTTGATGGCGACAGCAGAGACTACCTTCAAGGCGAGCTTTGGGGTGTTGATGTGCTAGATTACATCGTTAGAGAGGGCGAAGTAGGTCACGCAGTATCCAGTATCCTAGAGGCTTTCAAACTTTAGACCCTAATAT